TATGTCATTTATGATAAATTTATCCATTAAAAAGAATAACATAATGGTAGACTCATACAACATGGTCTTAGAAATAAAAGCGGAGAATCTCCTAGAAGAGATACTCTCGCCTTTCTTAACGCTTTTCCAAATACCTGTGATAGTATCTAAGGCAATAGAGAATCCTATCGCGATAACTATACCACTAATCGGTAAGAAAAAACTTAACAACAATGAAAACAACTTCATACTGTGTAACTTGGTTTGTGCTATTAACAAACTTAACTGATTAATCATTGTTTTGTTCTAATTGTGCAGAGATTAAATAACTTAAATATGAAGCAAGAAAAACACCCATAAATTTGAGGTGTAACTCAGGGTTTATAAACAACGCTACACTAGTAAGGTAGCCGAAAAGAAAATAAATCTGTGCTAAAATTCTTGTATGCATATTAACATAATAACTTAAATACTAAGTGTTTGTTTGACGTCTAAGTGTTTTTACGTAGAAGATAAAATTAGTTTATAGGGAATCGAAAGATGACCGACAAATATATATGTATATTATGAATATATATGAACGTAGTGAATATATGAGTAATATATATATATATATTCTAAGTGGTTAATTTGTTGGTGAGTGATGCGCTAGTTTGTAGTGTGGTATTGCCTTTCCGTTGGTCGATTTGTTGGTTAATGGTTGGTTAACGATTCGCTACTTCCTAGTGTGGTACTAGTTTTCCTTTGGCGAGTGGTATGTAAAAATACGTAGAGAATGAAAATAATTTAATTTTTTTTTAGTTAGGTATTGCAGAAGTCAAAAGTTTGTTTACCTTTGTATCAACAAACAACGAAAAACAAAACAAAATGATTATTATTAAAATTACATTATTATCAGTATTAGCAATAGGGTTTATAGGTTTAGCAACTACTTTAGTAGGTGGCTTAATCTTCGGGTTTAAAGAATTTAGAGAGCCTAAAAAAATTGACTTAGATAAAATAATAAGAAAACAAAAATAAAACACAAACAAATGATTTTACACGACACACAAGAAGTATCCGAGACGCTAGACATACTAGCAAGGATTAACGAAAACATTAAAGCACTAGACAAGAAGGCGGAGGATATTCTAAACGCTATGAGAGTGTCTAGAGACTTTCTAAGCGACTCGGCTAAACAAAAGATGTTTCACGATATCGAGATAGCAAAGTCTGCTAAGATTAGATTATTTCACAGATTCAATAACATAAAATACAAAAACCTATAAAAATGCAATTTAACACAAAAAACCTAACGATTACAAACTCATACGCAAACTATGAGGTATTAGAAAACGGAGTAACTACTAACATTGAAGTTACTTGGTCATTCAAGAGTTACAATCAACTTACTAACGAGGTAGAGATAGACCTAGAGATAGATGAGTCTGTACAGTACACAGACGACGTTACTATGAACATCAAACTCACAGAGCAAGAGAAGAAAGCATTATTTGAGATGATAGAGGATGAGGTAGAGCAAGACGCTTCCGAGTATGGACTATGTGAATGGTTAGATACTGATGAGGATAACGATATTAAGTACAGGTTAAACTTGATACCTGACGAATTTTACGAATTTTAAACACAACACAAAATGAAAAACCTAGTTAAAGACGTACAAGAAACAATCCACAGAGAAGGATTGAGTAAGAAAGATAGACGTAGACATATAGTGCATCAAAGAATGTACTTGATGAATCTACTTAGAAATCACGAGGTAAAGTTTAATGCTATCGGTATGATGTTTAACTTACACCACGCGACAGTAATTCACTTGATAAGAAAGTATAAAGATTTAAAGTCTATGAATGACGCACTCTTAAACGTTGATACTTTACGTCTTCAAGAGATATTCGAGGGTAAGTATTCAGAGCCTGTGTATAGCATTGTATATGATGTCAATAATGCAGTTACTAGGTATGATTGGAATACAATTAGAGCAAGAGTAGAGAAAGGAGTTTACACAGATATAATTAAGGAGTAATGGAAGGTTTTATCAAATTACACAAACAGTTAACTCGTTGGGAGTGGTACAAAGACTCTAACACGATGAGAGTTTTTATTCATTGTTTACTTAGTGCTAACTTCAGAGATTCAAAGGTAAGCGGTACTAATGTTCTTAGAGGTCAACTACTAGCAGGCAGAGAGGTTTTAGCGGATGAGTTAGGACTTTCTATCTCTAACGTTAGAACGTCTGTAAAGAAGTTACACTCTACAGGCGAGTTATCTATCACCTCTAATCGTAGAGGAACTATAATAACAGTTAATAACTATGATAGTTATCAGATAGAAGATACTCCAAGGGTTAAAACTATTGCACCTAAAAAGGATATAGAAGATAGGATATACGAATTTAAGAAGTCTTTAGTTCCTCACTTGGATAAGTACGGTAAAACAATGCTTAAGAACTTCTCTGACTATTGGACAGAGAAAAGTCCTAGAGGTAATAAGATGAGGTTCGAGAAAGAGAAAGTATTTGATGTATCTAGAAGGTTGGCTACGTGGTCTAGAAACAACTTCACTAACGCAAACCAACCAACAAAATCAGATGATACACTTTTAAATAACATAAAAAACAAACTTAAACAATGATACAACAGAAAGGCACAGATTTACAATATCTAGAAGATTTTAGAGAAGGCAGAATTAAGAAGGGTTTGTCTATAGGCTCAGAAATAGACAAGCACCTTAGATTCAAACGAGGTCAACTTAATATCTTTATGGGACACGATAATGTCGGGAAAACTTATTGGTTCACTTGGTACGCTTTAACCCTAGCATTGAAGCACGAATTAAAGTTTTGTTTTTGGTCAGGTGAGAACTCAAGCGGTAACGTAATGAGAGATATGATACAGATGTATGTCGGTAAACCATATAATGAGATACCTTTAGACGTTATAAGAACCTCTTACATATACCTAGAGCAATTCTTTGACTTTGTAGATAATTCACAATTATACAAACCTGAAGATTTATTCAAGGTTTTTGAGGAGACAAACGCAGACGCTTGTTTAATTGACCCGTTCACAGGATTGGTCAGAGATATGACACACGCAGGTAATTACAAGTTCTTAAACCAAGCTAGAGAGTTCTGTAATAGAACACAGAAAACAGTCTATGTGTCTAGTCACCCAAATAGTGAAGCAGGTCGAGCAGGTAATATATATCCTGAGACTCACGAATGGAGTGGTCACTTAAAAATGCCATTAAAAGCAAATATTGAAGGTGGTAAGTCTTTCTTAAATCGTTGCGATGATATGTTCACTATCCATAGGTTAGTCTCTCACCCTACAATGAAATTCGAAACAATGGTAACAGTTGAGAAGATTAAAGATAGAACCACAGGAGGTGAGTGTACTATGTTAGATGACCCTATGTTATTCTCGTTTAATTCAGGTAACGGATTCACTCAAGGACATACAGACCCTTTAAAGAATCTAAGGTATAAAGAACCTAGACAAACTAGTGTTTTAAATAATATTAGAAAAAGTTCAGAAAGTTTAGAGGATTTCCCTTTTTAATTATTAACTTAGCAAAAAAAACACAATGGACACATTAACATTATTACAGGGTAGACTAGCCTTAGATACCACGATGACAAAGATTAAACTATCTCTAGATGAGATAAAAGACAAGAGTTCACATAGGGTAGATTTAATATCTTCAATGAGTGAAACGCTTAAGGATTTACAGATAGCGAAAGACGTTATAAATGAATTAGAATTTATGTGGAGGGTAGAATGTAAGACCTCTTTTAGAATGACTCAATTAAATGTTGAGTTACATAATCAAGTAACAGACTTACAAGATAACATAATAGATTTAACAAGAGAGATATGAGAAAGTGTAAGAACTGTAAAGAATCCTTTGAGCCTAAGAATAAGAATCAAAGATACTGTTTAGAACCTAAATGTGTTCATAAGTGGGTTATAGAAGCTAATAAGAAGGCTTGGGATTTAGAGAAGAAGAAAATGCTAGAAGACTTAGAAACTGTCTCAGAACTAACTAAGAAGGCTCAGAAAGAATTCAACTCATTCATTAGAGAAAGAGATAAGGATAAGCCTTGTATATCTTGTGAGAAGGAGTTAGTAGGTAAGTTTGACGCAGGTCACTACTTCAATACTCAATACTCATCAGTCAGATTCGATGAGAGTAACGTTCATGGTCAGTGCGTAAATTGTAACTATCACAAACATGGTGCGCTTCTAGAGTATCAGGTAGGGATTGAGAAGAGAATAGGAGGTATAGAGTTGTTTGATTTACATCAAAAAGCACATGAAAAGCGTACTTATACTAAAGATGAACTACGTAGTATTACTAAGAAATACAGAAAACTTAACTAGAGACTTGCAGAAGTCAGAATAATTACTAACTTTGTAACATAATTAATAAAAACAAATAATAAAATGAAACATTTATTTAAGGCGTTAGCCAACTTTCAACACGAAGTACCTACGATTCACAAGGGTACAAAAGGGTACGGTTACTCTTACGCAGACCTACCTACTATCTACAATGTTATCAATCCTATTCTAGATAAGAACGGGTTAGGTGTAACGCAACTACTTAACTCAGATGAGTTAGGAGATTATATTCAAACTATTGTCTTTCACTCTGAGAGTGGCGAGACTATAGAGTCTAAGACTAGAATCCCTAAAGTAACTCTTAAAGGTATGAATGAGTATCAAGGTTTCGGTAGTGGTGTGACCTATTACCGCAGATATTCGTTGTCTTGCGCATTAGGTTTAGTTACCGATGTTGATAATGATGGTGCAGGGCAACAACAACCTAAAAAGGTTAAGTTAGCTCCTTTACCTGTGGAGAAAGCTAAGCCATCTATCTCTAATGATAGATTTCAGAAGGCTCTAGATTTAATTCTAGATGGTAAATACAG